CATATTCTTATCATTACATTTGGCATATACGATTTGTTTAAATTCTAATGGAGTACTAAAGTCACCTAAAAAGTAGACATCTCTAATAATCTCATCTATTTCTGTTTCTATTCTTTTAAACGCACCCATTAGGTGTATTCCTTTATAGCCCTATCAAGCTGTTCTATACGCATCTCTGCATATCTCATTACTTTCTTAAGATCTGTTATCTCTGATCCAATTTCGTCCTCACCATCATAGAGTTTGTAACCTGCCCTCATAGCATACTTGATTATGTTGCCAGTGTGGAAGGGTAAGTGGTTATCCATTATGAATGTTATAGGTTCTATTTTCCACATTGTATAGTGTGGTGGTTCTTTTACTATGTCTGACATTTAATGTCCTTTCTCTAAGTTCCTTATAGGAGAGTGTAATCTCCTTGTTAAATCCGACCCTCGTGGTCGGATTATTTAGTAATAAGAGGTAATAAATATGTCTAAAGAGGTTCATCCAAATAGCCTTAAAAATTTAGCTCCTTCTTTCACAAAAGAAAATGCCCGTGAAATGCAATTAAAATCTGCTGCTTCTCGAAAGGCATCCAGTGATGCAAGGCAAGCTTTAAAACTAACCATGAAAGACTGGAAGAAATACAAAGAAGATGTATTGGATCAAGTAGATATGAATTCTTTAGATGTTCTCAAAGTTCTTATGTTCAAAGCTCTACAAGATGAAGACTTTGACACTGCCAGTGACTTAGCTGCCAAGGTAGCTGAGTATGAACAACCTAAACTACAAAGGAGAGAACTCCAAATAGAAGAGATTGGTGCAGACACGCTGTCTGACGAAGAGCTTGACAGTAAAATCAGAGCTCTCCGAGTAGTCTAGCAGATTCTGCAAGAAGCCGATCCGCTTTGTCGGAGTTTTGTCGGACCCCAAAAAAAATAAGTTTTGTCGGTTTGTCGGATATACAAAAATAACACCCAAAGACTCAATGAGAGTCTTTGGGTTTTTTTTATTTATCTTTTACTAGCAGATATAATCAATAAGACTGTAAGAACAAACAGAAGCAGATTCATCATCTGTTATCACCAGAGCCTTGCAGTGTACCATTCTTAGCACGTTCTGATAGTTTGTATAAGTTTCTAGCAGCAATATCATCTAAGTTTAAGGCTGTATCAGCTTCTAGGTAATGAGCAAGCACTGCAATATACCACAGTACATCACCAAGTTCGTCTGCAATACCATCATAGGAGTTACCATCACGAATACATTTTTTGATTTTGTTTGCAACCTCTCCAGCTTCCCCACATAGTCCTAGACTTAGGTATGCTACTGCTAGAGTTGGGTCTTTATCTGGGAAGATTGCAGTTTTTAGTGCTTGAGATTGGTATTGTCCAAAGTACATTGACATATTCTTCTCCTATTTAGTATTTCTTTACTTTTTCTATGATAGTCACAACATCATTGGTTGTATAACAGATACGACAGTCTTGACACTTTTGACCAGTGCAGTTTTGTCTGTTTATATATTCATCTGCTAATACATTATTGAATGTTTTATCAAAACCTTTAGGAGGTTTGGACATAATGTGTGACTTTTTAGGATTTGAGTAGATAAGATTTAAGTTGGTTGGTTTAGTATTGTCACGTAACCAACGGAATACAATATCTACACGTTTAGTCCACAGAGCAAAGGTACACCAAGGATTATCAAGAGCAATAGCCATAAGGTTCTGCATATGTTGATCGTTGATGAGTTCACCATGAGCAGAGAAACGAAACACTGCATCATTTATTCTGGGAATTTCTTGTGGTTTTAAAGGACGAGATGACAGTAAGTCACTATTACGTTGAAGTGCTGGTGCCATGTTTTTACGATAGCCTTTGAGCATGGTGTGACTGTAGCAATCTCCACAGATGTTATCTGTTTTATTACTTACTGCACGTTCATTTTGAAAAACGCAGTAGTCATTAGTGAGAGTGTTAGTACTGATAGCACGAAAACCCTCAAGTTTACCTGTCATTTTTGATATATGAACAGCAGCATTAGTCATTGTTAGTTCCTTTCTTCTTTATTCATCATCTATATCCTCTCCTTCATCAGGCTCCCATTGATCATGTACTCCATTAACGAAAGAACCTTCAAACATACCACCTTCATCTTGATAGTCAGCATCTACATGAATTCCAAGTTCTTGTAAGTGTTCCCATACATGGATAGGTGGACCCCAAGCAGTCCAACAGTTGAAGGTTACAAAGTAATCATCTTTTGAATGATCTGGCAATGCTGTTCCTGTTATAAATTCAGGTAAGACGTTACCATCTGTATCCCATGAGGAATCATATATTTCTACTTCTGCTACATCCCATTTACAACCCCAGTTTTCTACTCGCCAATCATACCATTCAGCATTGAAGTTACCATTTTCATCTTCAAAGTATTTATTCATTTCAAATGGCATTGGTATGATTAGTTGTAATAGTTCTGGTTCATTCTCTCCGACAACTGATTTACGCAGTTCATCGTATATTATCCTCATAAGGTCCATAGAACCAGTGAGTGTCACTTGTTGATAACAATGATTAGGCATTATAAGTCCCTTCTTTGTAAAAAGTATTATCGTGAGTTTTATACCAAATGATTGGTTTACCTGAGTTAGTCGTTAGCCATGCATATTCTGCTTTACTGACTTTTTCTTGTGTAACATAGTCAATGAATGAGTTACATTTGTATGGATTATAGTAAGCTCTTTCTAGGTTATGTTCGAAGTCTAGTCCTACATTACCTACCCATGAGCCACGTACAAAAGCGTGTACGTTCTTTTGTTTAGTTTTTAAGACACGTTGTCTACCACCTTCTTGTACTACAAATCTAGGATTGTAAATAACTACATTGTCATTGTGGTGTTTAACTTTGCCCTTAATCCTGACAGAGAAGAGTTTCTTACGTAAGTTATAATATACTTCTGATTGCATACTCTTCCCTCTCAGGTTTAATTAATAATCATCTTGATTTTCAATGAGTCCATGTTCTTCGCCGTACTTTATAAATGCACAACCCAAGGCTACGAATATCTCTTGTTCATCGTATTCTTCGTGACATAGCATATCTATTTCATACTCTTCATCTGTACCTATCCATAAGGTCAGGCTGAATAACTCATCGATTCTTTTGAATTTAGATGATTTAGGTTTAAATTCAATTATATTAGACATCGGCTAATTCAGCCAGCATCTCTTTCTCATCTTGTAAAATGTCAGATGCATGGGCCATGTCTTTCAACACAAAGCCAAGATCAACGAATAGAGCTTCTGCTTCAACACGAGGAAGTATTAATGCTCTTTCAGCTATCTCTATTACAACATCACCTTCTGCAGTCCAGAAGATATTGTGCAACTGAGAACCAGCAGTTTGTTTGTCTATCATTATTTGTTGAAACCTCTCAATTTAATAACATTACGTAGACGATCAACAGTAGCTATAGATAGTTTTGTACGTGATACAAATCTACCTGATTCAATGTCACGAGCTACTGATAGATATCCTTGGAGATTAGACCAAGAACCAATAGGTTTACCATAGCGTTTGGTTGTGCGCCTAAACATTAGGTTTTGTCTTCCGATTGGGTTTACTGTTGTCATTGTTTAGCCTTTCTTGACTATTTATTAACTGTTTTTACGAATAGAGGCGAATACAAGAAACCCCACTATCCATAGTCCGAACAAGTAGGTTATTGTATTATGCCTCAGTATTAATTACACATGGTCGTGTGTACTCCATCCAAATCTTTCGTTATTCTGGGATGCTTCACGAGTACTGAAAGGGTAATTCCTATCAGCATATGATTTAGCTTTTAATATTATATTAACTAAATCGGTAGAATTAAGGTTTTGTTGAACATCATCCTCTGGATATATCCTAGGACACGTAACTGTACCACAATTCTTAGGATCTAGTGGTATGAAATTACCATCAGGATCTAGCAGTGCAGTTTCTACAACACCACCAGTATTTTCTGATGGTTGTATTATAGAGAGAACATATCCATTACTCAGAGTTAGTTTTACTCTGTTCATTTTATCCCACATATTAATCTCCTACATGGTTTTTAAGTATGTTTATTAGATCTGATATATCGTGACCAGATTTACGTGATAGTTCTCCCAATGTTATGTTGGGATTATTATCAAACACTTCTATTATATGATCAGAGTCCCATTCAATTACTGTCAACAATGGTTCATCATTAGGTTTAGTATTCATTAATCCCTCCATAAGGTTAGGTCAAGGTTAGGGGTGCTTCTCAGGAACAAATTGCCTCCACATTATTCCCCAACATTAACGCAGCTTGATCTGCGAGATACTTCTATCGGCTATTTTTTTGCGGTAGTGAGCCGCTTCATATCATTGGTGATCTTGCCCACCAACTAGGACCAGAACAACTGGTACACGTTTGTTATGGCAAAATACCTACAGTATTTCCATATTGTTCTTTAAACTCTGGACTAGCATAATCTAGCTTTAGTCCATATGTTGCTTCTGGAATGTAGCTATCACCTATGTCATAACTACCAAAGGTTGCATCTGTTTTAACTGCTACAAACCAACGAGCATACTCATTTGTTGATTCGTTTTTAGGAAGTTGATATGTTTTTAGCAATTTCATTTCAGTAGGACCAAATGGACCATCACCTTTATAGATAGCATATGGATCTTGCATTGGTCTTGATTTACCTAATAGATTTTTAGCCATTTGTTTTATCCTTTGATTCTTTGAGTATTTTTTGTATTCCTAGCTCTATCTCAATAGACTTGATTCTTTCGCTAAGTTCATCTATTTGTTCTTCCATGACTGTTACGATCACTTCAAGAATATTTAGTTTACTCTGCATTATTTATCCTATCTTTGGTTAGCTGCTAGAATTATTATTTTAATTTTCTTTTGACATTGCAGTATCTATAACAGTTTCTAAATCAAAGATTGCTTCATTGATCCCATTGGCACCACGTTTGTATTTAGTACCAGTGATATGACTAGCAAGTTTTAGCAGTTTTGTTTTAGTTAATCCACGACTAGGCATGATACCAGACTTTGATAGTTTTAGTGCTGATTTAAGGAAGATTGCTTGTACTTCATCTCTTCCAGGATTTTCTATTGTTATGTGAGAATCCATGATTTACTCCTTTTGTTGGGCTTTGTCGGTACTACACCCAGCGTCCTATAAAATATAAA